CGCATGGAAAAGAGAAAATTAGCAAAGATTCCGAGGGAGGAAGCCTCTGATGAAATGGTCAGATTTGCGGAAAGAGCTGCGGGAACGCATATTGTTACAACCAGAGATATAGAAAAAGACCTTTTAATGGTGACATTCTATCCCATTGGCAAATTGAAGAAAGGAGAAAAGGGCGCTCAGTTAAGAACATTTTTCTCCAAGAATGATTACATATCACAGGATCTGACATCTGAAAGAGTGAAATGGCTGACCGCAGCTTTTGATCGGATGGAATGTATTCACCTGTATGAATATCACTGGGATAGAGATAAGGGGAACAGATATACCCCGAACATGTTTTTCTGGACGGATGCAGACATTGATCGTATGCGTGGATTTTTCAAAGAATGGAGTACAGAAAAAGATGTTAAAGACTGGACAGCTGTGACACGTTTTCAGGACATGGTCAAACAGCGGCGACTGGATGAAAAACATGCCAAGGAGACAAATCCTATTGATACAGTCATGGGAACAGTCAAGGAAATTCCGGAAGACTTCAAGAAATGGGTATCGGAAAAAGCGATGTCATTCAGCAGATATCTGGTTTACTCAACAAGATCAAAGAATGAGGCTCTGGTGCATTGCACTCATTGTAATGGGGTGACACCGGTAGACAGAACGAAAATTCGGTTAAGAAATAACGAGAAGGGGATATGCCCCCTTTGTGGAAGTCCGGTCACCATTAAAGCCAGAGGCAGGATGCCGGCACGCATATGTGACAGGAGGATTGTTTCATTTATTGAGCCACGAGAAGAGGGGTTCCTGTGGCGGTATTTTACAGCATACAGAGAAGTAAAGCCGGATGGGAAGATAAATGATGGATTATTTGAGATCGTAAGGACATTTTACAAATTTGCACCGAACGGAACGCCATGCACCAGCAGTTATGAATACAGAGAGTATAAACAGACTGGTATTGTACGGTGGTGCACAGATGAAGGGTACAGAGAAAGTTCATACTGCACCCTATATCCGGGAAACCTGCCGGAAGCATGGAAAGACACTCCAATGAAATATTCGGCATTGGAAATTTTGTCAGAGAATAGACCGAGTGAACAGATACATTATGCAAAGGCAATCAACAGATACAGGGAGTTTCCACAGCTTGAATGGTTTATAAAAATGGGTCTGTATAAACTGGCCGCGCATCTAATCAATGAGTATCACGATGGTGCCTTTGGATCTGAAAGCCGGAATGGGGTCAGGGGACTTAGAAAAAATGGAAAAACAATATTTGAAATCCTTGGCCTTACAAAGGAGAACACACGAGTACTGCAGTCTACTGATGGAAACATTGATGAACTGAGATTATTGCAGGAAGCACAAAGCTCGGGATACAACCTGAAAGCGGAAGAACTGGAACGGTTCTATAAAATTTTTGGATGCAACACAACGCTGATCCGGAAGGAGAACAGGAAATCGACCATCCATAAGATCTGCAGATATATTGAACGCGAAGGTGCTGATTATCGCGTGGGAGAGAGCGGCCAATGTTGGCGATATTCCTATATGCAGCGTAAAGAAAGACCGGATATCAGAGAAGAACGTCTGCAGAATTGCGCTAAGGACTGGCTTGATTATTTGAACTGGTGCAAAGAACTGAAATATGATCTCAACAATATGTTCTTCTATTTTCCGAAGAATTTCAAGAAAGTACATGATCGGACAGCTGCGGAATATCAGGCATTGCAGGATAAAAAGGAAGCGGAAAAGAAACGGCGTGAAGAAGAACGGGTAAAACGGGAAGCTGAGGTTATGAAAAAACTTCTGGAAGAAATGCTCAAAGAGAATGCCGGCATAGACAACGCTTTCTTGATAAAAGGAAAAAGATTGATATTGAGAGTGCCAAGAGATGCACAGGAAATCAAGAATGAAGGAGCTGCCCTTCACCATTGTGTTGGAACTTACGTTGACCGAGTGGCCAAAGGGCAGACACACATCTTCTTTGTGCGCAGAGTGGAAGAACCTGATACACCATATTTCACAATGGAATATAACAATGGTCGCGTGATCCAGTGTAGGGGAAGTCACAACTGTGGGATGCCGGCATCGGTAAAAGCTTTTGTAGCTGCATTTGAGAAGCTGATGAAAGAACGAGAAGAAAAGATGGAAAGGAAGTGCGGATAATGGCGAAGCAGAGCATCAGAAGTATTCGAAAAGGAAGCGTCCAGTGGAACGAGGAAGACCGTTTGCAAATGGTCTCAATGCTAGCTAAAGCAGGATATGCAGTTCAGATTGTCAGGAAAGAAATTCCCGGAGGCGAAAACAGAAAGTCGGCTCAGTACGAATATGTGATCGAATACGGAGAGAAGGTGGAATGATGAAATTCATAGCCAGGAAACCTGTTGTAAAGACGAGGGTTTACAAGAGATACGGTCTTGTATGCGTAGAATATAAGCCCTGCTACTGTCCGAGGTGCCAGAATATATTAAATGCCGGACCGAACTATCAACCGAAATACTGTAGCGAGTGTGGCCAGAAAATTGATTTTTCAGAAGTAAAGTGGGAAGAAGAAAGAATTCTTGAACATGCAGAAAGGAGTTTGGCCAATGAATAAGAGCGGTATTGAATGGTGTGATCACACATGGAACCCAATCACCGGTTGTCGGCATGGCTGTTCTTACTGCTACGCTGATAAGATGTCGCTCCGTTTTTGCGGAAACATGAAAAGAAATATGGTCCAGACAGACCAATATCGAATGGAGGGAGATCTGTTCGTCCTGGATAAACCGTTCATGAATGAGGATGGAAAGCCTGTCATATATCCATTTGGGTTTGAACCGACATTACACATATACAGATATGACACACTGGACAAGCTGAAACAGGGGCAAAATATATTTGTTGGAGCAATGGCAGACATATTTGGAGAGTGGATTCCTGACAGTTGGATAGAGGATGTCCTTTACGCTTGTGCAAAACACCCCCAGCACAATTACTTGTTTCTTACCAAGAATCCGAAAAGGTACACCCAGTACGGTGTGCCTTCCGGAAAAGGAAATATGTGGTATGGAACAACTGTGACGAATAGTGAGGACATGGAACGGATATACCAGCTTCCAACTCTGCTAAACACTTTCGCCAGTATAGAGCCATTGCTTGAAGATATAGACGAAAACATTTCTGCACTGAAATATTTGAACTGGATCATCATCGGCGCCGAGACAGGACACAGGAAAGAGAAAGTGATTCCTAAGTTCGAATGGATCAAGAGGATTGTTGTAGAAGCTGATTACAATGGGATACCGGTATTCATGAAAGACAGTCTGGTTCCGATTATTGGCGAGAAGAATATGCGCAGGGATTATCCGAAGGAACTGCAGATTCGTAAGAGAAGCGAGAAAGTTAATAAAAGACTCAGCGGCAGTTGTATGTTGTGTGGAAAGACAGAAGATAAAAACAAGATGGTTACCTTGACAGCAAGAGCGGTCAGGGGCGGCAAGGCGGCATCGTTTGGCCATATGTGCCATTCCTGTTTTACAAAATGGCTGACTGCTCACAATATACCGGTGCCGGACCTGGAAAATAAAAAGGAGATTGAAGATGGCGAAGAGAAGCTGTAGAAGAACAACTGATGAAAACCTTATTCATAAAAAAGCTGTGGAAATGAGAAAGAAGACAGATGAACAGCTTGTGCATTATGTGGAAGATCGTGTGGAAAAAGCACGAAGCGAGGGCTTTAATTGTGGAAAAGCCAGTGCTTCCAAAAAACAGGATGGAGCGAAGGAATTTATCGCATTCCTTCAGCTGAATAAGATTTCGGGAATTGGAGCAGTAACAATAAACAAACTCATAAAGGTAGCGGAAGAAAATGGATACTTATAAGCGTTCAATAAGAGGTCTGCAGAGCAGATCTAACGGGGAACATTTTGAGGGGATGATTATTGCAGCATCCAGATTCTATGAAGAAAGAGGAATTGCAGCAGTTGATAAAACCCCGGAAGCATTTAAGGTACTGAAAGCAATGGACAGGAACAGAGGGCAGTTCATCTGCTGTTTCACTAAACAGGCTCAGCCTGATTTTAAAGGAATTCTCATGGATTCAACTATGATCCTGTTCGATGCAAAACATACGGACAAAGACAAAATCAGCAGAGATGTGGTAACTACTGAACAGCAGGCATGTTTTGAACGATATATGAAGCTTGGAGCAATGTGCTTTCTGGTTGTATCCCTGGAATTTAAAGAATTCTACCGAGTTCCGTGGGTGGTGTTCCGGGATATGAAGAAAATTTACGGACACAAGTACATGAACCGGGAGGAACTGGAACCTTACAGGATTAAATATTCAAACGGAGTAGTAAAGTACCTTGATGGTATTGTCCTCCGGGAAAGGAATGAAGATGAAAGTACAGAAGTATGAGATTGCCAGAGTTATTGACAAATTAAAAAGCATTGTGCAGAAGAACGACCAGTTTCCGGCTCTGGGAGGGATTCTGGTAAAGGACGGGTATTTAATCGCCTCCAACTCCGAGATCACAATGAAGGTCAAATTAGAGGCCTCAGAAGGCAGTTATTTTATTATTCCAATGAAGGCCTTTGACTTGATCAAAAATCTTCCGGATGGAGAAATCGACATCAGCGCAACCGACAAGAATGTAGTTATGATCAAGATAGGAGCAATTAAAAACAAATACCAGAGTTATCCTCCGGAAGAATTCAATTTTGATATTACAGAGGATCCGGAAGCGGATGGAGTGGAATTGAATGGTAAAAAGATCATGGAGGCTATAAGCCATGTTATTTATGCAGCAGCTGACGGCGGTGCGAATACACAGATGACCGGAATTTATTTTGAGGGTACAGACAGCGGAGTTTCACTTGCCGCACTGGACGGGCACGTGGTCGCAGTAGATTCTGTTAAAGCAGAAGGCGCAAAGGATATGAAGCTGATCGTGCCGAAGGCAATGCACGCATATCGTTCCATGTTGGAAGAAGGTATTTATTTTGTGAACCAGGATCTTGCGGGGAGGCTGCTACGTGTTCATAACCATTCACGTGTTCCCATATCACTCTACAAATTCCACAGTCCGGAAGTCCAATCTCTGCTTCATGTGCCTGAAGCATTGTTTTGTGATTCCGAATGCAACGATTTTCCAATATTTTTTCTAAGCTTTTCAAATTACTCGCCTCCCACTATTTTTTCAAGGCACTCATTCCATCCATCTTCGTATCCAATTTCATACCCCGTTGCAGTTTTCGAAGCTATATGGCGTTCCGGAAGTGGTATCAACGGGCACCAACCCGGCCTACAGTGAGCATCTTTATTCATCCTATTTGTGAGACCACACGCATAACCATAAACTGTATACCCTTTCTGGCAGAAACATTCTCCACAAGAATCCGGTGTGTCAAACATTATTATTGATTTATCCATCTTCTTCCTCACTGAATTTGAATTCGACATTTTCACTGCTATCAACACCAAACTGTCTGCATTTTGCCCTCGTTGATGTTCCTCCAGAATGTGATGTGCGAAACAAAAACAGTTCCTGGACAATATGGAAATACGACATGTTATAGCAGAACCTTTCTTCTTCACTCAGCTCTTCTATTGCATTTTCTCCATGTACCCATCTGTACCATTCTTCGAAACATCCGACCAGCTCCTGCATGAGAGAAATACAGTAATGCAGAATGTACTTTTCTTCATGGCTTTCAAGCTCTTTGTCTTTGCAATCCCATTTTGTTTCCCGTAATATCTTCCATAATTTTTCTACTTCCGGGGATCTCCACGCAACCATGCAATATGTATGTGCGTCTTCTGAGTAATGATAATAATTTCTCTTAAGATGTTCCCTGGCTTCTTTCTCTGTAAGAAACATCGTGTTTGGGTACATAAATGGTCTGATCGAAATACCAATTATCATGGTATCATCATGTCCATTGTTGGCAAGAAATTCATTCACTTCCTGCGTTGACAAATCCTCATACTCTTCTTCTCCATCTTCCGTGTACGTCAGTTTAAAATCCCATGTATACCCTGTTTCAATTTTGCAGCCTCTATCGATATTGCAGTCTGGCAAGATGTTATCATTGAGATACTTCACCGTTTCTTCCGTTGTGCTTGTAACTGTGCTTCCATCTACTTGCAAGCACAACTCGTCCGGATCCTCATTATTGATCACTCTCTCGCTACCTTTAATAACCCAGAAGCGAGGATCCGCTGTTCCTGTTGTGTCCTGAGTATTCATTTCAAGCTGCAATTTCTTCAGAAATTCTATATCTTCCTGTGAAATATCTCTTTTCTCTGTTGTATCTTCATGATACTGCAATGTTTTATGAAATATTGCCGTCTTAATTCCTCCTCTCAACGTCCGCTTCTTACCATGCAAAAAAGTAGTTCTGTCATGGATCTTTTTCTTGATCCATTGTGATTACACTTTATGGCAACTGATAATTTCCATTTTTCCACATCTCCATCTAGTGGTGTTGAGTTTTCGAATTCTTCGGCAACCTCTCTCTGATACGGAACTGCAACCATTACTCCCATGTTACCTATTTCCGCGTAACATTCCGGAAAATTCTCACGTATATGTTGGGCAAATTTTCCATTTTTTAAATCAGGTAAAATCTCTTTGTAGCACTCCATTGTTGTCACAAGGTAGTTTTTTTCGCCAATAAAATTTAATCCATTTCCGCTGTAAATATCCTCTTTGCAACTTTTGATTTCATAGCATGCAAATATTCCTTTTTCGATTGCTGAGATAGAGCACTGATTTTCCGGAATAAATTGCATGTAATCTACTCTTCTTGGCTTTCCTGCTGCGTAGCCATAATCAAGGCTTACTTCTCTAGCCCAGTATTTACCTGGACCAGAAAAACAGCTTTTTTCCAACAATCTGCTAAGAAATTTTGTTGTTTCAGATCTTGTCATTTTATACCTCACATTCTTCTGCAAGTTCTGCTTTGCTACTTCAGATTTGGTTTCTTGATCTTAATCGTTTCCTTCAGCTCAGGTTTTACAGTGTTGTTTTCTGCCCACATGCGAAGCTCCTTTGCTCCCGGATTATTTTTTTCAATATCATCTGCCAAATTACGCAGGACCATAGAAATAATTCCGGCGTCTGCAGCTGCATATGGCGTAAGAGCTTTAATGATATTTTTACTGTAATAGTTCAAGCCTTCACTAAGCATTTCTGCCCCTTCTTTGTTTTTTCCTTCTTGGACCATTTTTCTAGCTCTAAGGACATAACTCTGCATGCGTTTCTCCTTAATCTTCCTCATTTCTTTACCACCTTTATCTTTTTGGTAGGTGCTTTGCAAACCTTTAACAGCACTTCATCTACGGCATCGGTTTCTCTTTTATCGCTGATTAAATCTGTGCGTAAATCATTAAGAGCACGAATAACTACGCCTTGTTCAAAATCATCAAGAACTAAATGGTAGCGTTCTTCTTTCATATATTATCGCTCCATTTCCTTGCTCTTTGCCTGCCTTTGGCGATAGATTTCATCATTAACTCTACTGACAATTTCCTTGTATGCAGAATTTACAGAAGAAAGTTCACGGCGAATATTCTTTGCGTCCGCCTTTTTCCAATTATCCGGCAGACTTTCAATAGCGAAAGCGTTTTTATCAACATCGTATTTGGTGCAAATCATATATGCAAGGCAAACTGCCTTAAAGCCTTCGTCTCTACGGCTGTATGATTTCTTACCGTCGGCAAGCTGAGCAAATGCAACCTCTTGAGCCAAACACTCAAAAATCTGTTTAGTATCGGTAAGATTTTCATTGAGTGTAATTTGCTGTGTCTCAAAGTTGTAGAACGCACCGAGGTTTGAATTTGGTATTTCGCTTACAATGATTTCAACAGGCGAAGCATTTACAAAGTTTTTGAGAGTATGTTTCAAATCATCGGTCTTTTGAACTGCCTCTCTTTTTGAATTTGTTTGCGAACAGTCAAACACTCTTTTGACATTATAGCCAAGACCCGGTGTACCGTCGCTCTTTGTATATTCAACAGGTTCAAGAATTGCTATGCTCTTTTGCTTTTGACGAACTTGGATGCCGTCCTTGTTCCAATCATCAAAAGATTTAAGCTGTGTGGCATTAGGCATTTGCTTAAAGATAAGCAAAGTGTTTGCCGCCGAATACATATCAAACTTTGCTTGAACATCAAGAAATTCTCTTAGCTTATCGGGACTTTTTGAAACCTCGATCGCCGTATCGTCAATCATTTGATATGTTCTTTCCTTTTCTGCCTTTCGATTTTCGGCATACTTTTGTGGGTTATATCCTTTTTTGTAACCGTAACTCATATCAATTACCTTTCCTTTATTGATTTAGCAGATTTTACTACGGTATCTGCAACCGTTTTTGATTTATCTGCAATATCTTTTGCTCTGTCAGCTTTAATCTCATTTTTATAACCGTCAAGCAATTCTTTAACAGACTGTTTTTTGTCTTTAGCGTCATTATCATTGATAGCTTTCGATGAACTCTCGGACAGACTGTCTTTTTCCGTCCGAGATAACGAGGGGTTTTTATCCGTTTCCTCCGTACTCTTTGCCTCAATATGCTCAAGGATAAGGTCGCCGTTTGTTTTTTCTTCGTTGCCTTTGTTTGTCTTTTCGCTGACGGACTTTTCAAGTTCATTGGTGATTGAGCCTTTGTCAACCGTACCGAGTTTAAATTTTTC